GAAGAACGGGACTTTTCCGATAAAAATGTAATGAGTAATGCTGATTATGAACAGGTAGAAGAAGCTGCACTCAACGCGTTTATGCAGGAAGCAACGAAAGTAACTTCCACACCTGACGATTCCAATATTACTCCCGTTAAGAAGCGGGGAAGGGGAAGACCTCGTAAATACCCAGAAGGGCACCGAGTAGAGAGAGCGGGTTTGTTGATACCCAAAAGTATTATGGATGACTTCGACAGACATAAAGCGGAGTATGAAAGGAAGCTCTTCTGCGGTGCGGATATTAAACTAACTAGAACTCAGTTTATTGTAGCTTTGCTGGCTAAGTGGGACCTAGACAGTTGATAGCTGATGAGTGATGAAGTTGTTGGGGTTGAGGTAACTCAAAACCCTACACAAGAGCAAGTTCACGCTTTGTTCGATTATTGTCCAGAGCGTGGACTTCTCACAAACAAGTTTACACGTAGTCGGTTATCACGTGCGGGTGATCAAGCAGGGTGGTTCACTAGAGCAGGGCGACAGGTGAGTGTGAATGGAGAGAGTTACGCTGTTAAAAAGATTGTCTGGTTGTACGTTACTGGTGAGTTCCCTACGGGTGGATACATCATTAATAAAAACGGTAACAAGCAAGATGATCGAATAGATAACCTAGAATTTTTTGAGGGTGAGAAAACAGTCATCCTCTTTGAAAACCCAGATTTACCTACCACAGAAGAAGTTAGAGAGTACTTCAACTATCACCCCCGTTCTGGACGGATGACCTACCGTAAGACCTATGGCCCTACCCGCTTGGAAGGGCAGATTATTGGGCGACCTCATAACAAGTTTGATGTATGCGATATAGGTGCATATCGTTACCCCGTTGCCCGTCTTGTATGGTTGGGGCATCGAGGTGAGTGGCTACGTAACCGTAGTGGTATACGAACGTACGTTGAGGAAGACGTGCTGGGGCACAAGAATAAAAACCAAAAAGATAACCGTATTGAGAACCTTGAGCGTGGAGTGTTATCAATTATAGATGATGAAGAACGGCGGTTAGCGTTACTTAAACTCAATCGAACAGAAACAGCGGGGATAAACTGGGATACGGAAAAGAAGAGGTTTATCGCACGCATTATGGTGGATGGTAGAAACATGTTAGTAGGTGCTTATCCTACTATAGCCAAAGCCGAAACAGCTAGGATAGAGGCTCTAAAAGAGATAGAAGAGTCAGACAAAATTCTAGCGGCGATATCTAAAAAGGAGGATTAATGTCGTTGTGGAAGACAGAAGTAAAAAGAGGTTTTCCGAAGTGGGGAAGCGGAAAATATAATGGACCGGATGATCAAGTAGGGGAAAGGTTGAGAGAATACGTGATCACTCACGTTCAGGGCTTTGCAAATGAAGAGTCATCATCGGAACTATATAAGTATTCGCGGATGATCGAAAGCCGCACTCCCATGTCGGCTGACATGTTTATTGATTTACGAATCCTTTTGAAAACTTTCCACCAAGTAAAACAAAAAGAGCTTGCGTACATAGACAAGGTTTTAGCTTTGCCCGAATCCATTGGATATGAAGCAGGGTTTTTAGCTTCAGCAAATAAAGTTGAAGAGGTTTTTAATGAATTGTTTGAAGAACCTGAAATAAAAAAGGTATTACAATAATGAGTGACTATCGAGAGTATTACACCGTGGTCTATCGGGATGACCAGCGCATGATCATACTAAATGACAATGCCAAACCGCCCCAAAAATCAACTATGCGATCAGTTTCAAGGAGATACTATGCTGAAAAAACTATTGGTGGTAGCGACATTCTGCCTGATAAACACCCCTACGCACGCTTCGGAAGAACGCCTCTTAGGTTGTTTTAAGGTAGATGAGGTGCTTAAGGTTGTTGACGGAGATACCATTGACGTACGTATTAATGTGTTACCGCTAGACTTAGCAATACTAGCTGATATACGGATACGCATGGAGGGTATCAATGCATGGGAGTCAAGAACTCGTAATCTTGAGGAAAAGAAGTTAGGGCTAGCTGCTAAGAAGCGACTGTCAGAACTAGTGGAAGAACCTATCAGCGTGTGTCTATCGGGTAAGGGCAAATATGGACGTTGGTTAGGTACGTTGTTCAACGGTACAACTAACATCAATCAACAACTGATAGCTGAAGGCCATGCCCATGAATACTTTGGCGGTAAGCGAGAAGAGTTTAAATGAAGATTAAGATTGAGGTTGTATTCGATACAGACATTCAAAAAGATCTGGATGCACTACAAGAGTTTGGTAAAGCGTTAGAACTAGGAGCTAGCTATGACACCGGAAGTGAAAGTCAAACGGAAAGTTACAGCACAACTTAAGGAGTTAGGTTGTTATTACTTTTTCCCCGCTACAGGCGGTTACGGCAAATCAGGAGTGCCAGATATAGTTGGGTGTTACAACGGTAGGTTTTTTGGTATCGAGTGCAAGGCGGGTAAAAACAAACCTACACCGCTACAGAAGAAGAACCTAGAGGAGATAGCCGATGCTCTAGGTTTAGCGTTAGTCGTGAATGAGACTAATATGAATGACATTAACATGTTACTAGGTGCACCAATAAAGAACCCTGATCAGCTAGAACTAGATCTAGAGGTGTAGTCATGCAAATAAACGATTTTTTTACATGGTTGTACACGAGTCCTGCCCGTCCAACAGGTGTGTCACGTATTGAACGAATCAGAAGTGATAACAGTGCTATCGCAGTTGTTTATTTTTGGGTTGAGCGGCTTGAGTGGCTTGATTTTAGAGAGTGGCTTTTCGATGCTGAATGCGGGTTTGTTGGTCGGGATGATGATGATTCTAAGCGTCGAAAAGATCTTGATGTTGTACATTTACGGAACCCACAGTACACACCACGGATGAAATCACAACGGGTCAAGTTGCATTTTCCCGTTGAAACGAATTTTTATGCTGAACCTTACAGTAGTGAACCTGAAGAAGTAACCGTGGAGTCTTTAAGGCGAGTAGCGTTTGCTATTTGCAAAGCATTGAAAGAACAAGATTTAAACTCGCTGGAAAAAGCACCACTAGTCTTCAAACTTTTTAGAGTGAGGGAGCAATTAAGAGAGAAGGAGCAATATGGGTGATAGCGTAAATCATCCTGACCATTACACGGTTGGTGATATCGAATGTATTGATGCTATCAAAGCGTCTATGAGTAAAGAGGCTTTCAGGGGGTATTTGAAGGGGACTTCGATGAAGTACCTATGGAGGTACGAGTATAAGGGCAATCCCTTAGAGGACGTTAGGAAGGGGCTTTGGTTCCTACATAAACTAGAAGAGGAACTAGATGGATCTAATAACGGTTGATTTTGAAACGTACTACGATAAAGACTTTTCTCTAAGTAAGTTGACTACAGAGGAGTATATACGGTCATTAGATTTTGAAGTCATAGGTGTAGGGGTCAAGGTTAATAACGGCCCAACTGAATGGGCTAGCGGTACGTACGAACAAATGAAGGAATACTTAAATGATTTCGATTGGGAAAACAGTTCTCTCTTATGTCATAACACTATGTTCGATGGGGCTATACTTAATTGGATTTATGATATTCGTCCCCGCGCTTATCTTGACACTCTCTGCATTGCTAGGGCTTTACATGGTGTGGAAGCAGGAGGCAGTCTTAAGGCATTGGCTACACGATATGGGATCGGAGAAAAAGGTACAGCCGTTACCAATGCCATAGGAATGCACCGTTGCGACTTTAGCGATGAAGAGTTAGACCTGTATGGAGACTACTGCATCAATGATGTGGAGCTAACTTACGAGCTATTCGGACTTATGGCTAACGTGTTTCCACGTACTGAGCTAAAGATTATAGACCTGACCCTCAAAATGTTCATTCAACCCATCATCGAATTAGACGTGCCTCTACTAGAAGAACATCTAGAAGATACTAAGAAACTCAAAAAACAACTAATCATAGACGCGGGGGTTACCAAGAAAGACCTGATGTCAGGGGCAAAATTCGCTGCTTTGTTGGAAGAATTAGGGGTTTCAGTACCTATGAAAATAAGCCCTACAACGGGTGAGCCTACGTACGCTTTTGCTAAAACGGATCAAGGGTTTGTAGATTTGTTGGAACATGCAAACCCCAAAGTCCAAGTGCTAGCTAACGCACGATTAGGTAACAAGTCTACATTAGAAGAGACGCGTACGCAGAGATTTATTGACATTGCTGGACGGGGGGAACAAGGTCGAGCGTGGCTCCCTGTACCAATCAAATATTACGCTGCCCATACAGGTAGATTTGGTGGGGATGATAAGATTAACCTACAGAATCTACCAAGTCGTGGAGTAAATGGTAAGAAGTTAAAGCGTAGTATGATCGCACCATACGGGCATGTGGTGATAGATTGTGACTCCTCACAAATAGAGGCACGTGTATTAGCATGGCTTGCGGGGCAAGACGATCTGGTACAAGCGTTTGCCAAGGGCGAAGACGTTTACAAGCAGATGGCATCTATAATCTACGGGGTGCCAGTTGAAGATGTCACTAAAGAGCAACGGTTTGTTGGTAAGACAACTATTCTTGGTGCTGGCTACGGTATGGGGGCTGTTCGTTTTGTTGATCAACTCAAGTCGTTTGACTTTGAGATGGATCTTGATGAAGCCCGCAGAGTTATTAACGTCTACCGTGAAACGTATTATCGTATAGTTGGGTTATGGAACGATGCTAAGTTTACTATTCAGAACCTAGTAGACGGTAATGTTACGCAGCTAGGACGGGAAGGTGTGTTGAAGGTAAACCCTGACATACCCGCTATCGAGTTACCATCTGGTCTGTTTATGCGGTATGAGGATCTACAGGCAGAACAAGGGGAGAGAGGGCCAGAATATACATATAAGACCCGCAAAGGCCGAACACGGATATACGGTGGGAAGTTAATAGAGAATGTTTGCCAAGCGATTGCACGTTGTATTATCGCGGAGCAGATGTTAAAAATTAGTAAGCAGTACAAGGTAGTATTGACGGTGCATGACTCTGTTGCTTGTTGTGTACCCGAAGAACAGGAAGAGGAAGCCCGTACGTATATGGAGGAGTGTATGCGTTGGTTACCTGTATGGGCGAAGGGATTACCTATCGACTGTGACTCAGGTACAGGGAAAGCATATGGAGAGTGCGAATGAGTAACATAACTGACTTAACTAAATGGCGTGAGTTGAAAAAACAAGCTGAAGAAGACATTAACAGGTTATACGATGATATGGACGATGTGTGGGAGGAAGAAGTAACAGTGCACCACACGTTGGTCACTGATGATAGGGATGACGACGAGTTTATCGAGTTACGAAATCTATTAGATGCAATGGGTGCAAGTTACACTGTTCGATCAACCCCACCAGAGATTTAAATCTTGAGTATAGCTCCGTGGTCATTTAGTAAGCTGAAGTCATTTGAGCAATGTCCTAGGCAGTTTCACCATCTTAAAATCCTTAAGACTTACGAGGAAGCTGAGACTGAAGCCATGCTTTACGGCACCGCATTCCACGAAGCTGCTGAGAGGTATATACGAGATGAAACTCCTATGCCACCTCAATTTGCGTACGCTAAAGACGCTTTGGATAATCTCAATGCCAAGCGAGGAGATAAGCTCTGCGAGTTTAAAATGGGGTTAACAGAAGACTTAGAACCCTGTGACTTCTTTTCAGATGACGTATGGTGGCGAGGTATTGCTGACTTAGTGATAATAGATGAAGAGGAAAACCTCGCATGGGTTGTGGACTATAAGACGGGCAAGAGTGCACGGTATGCTGACAAAGGGCAGCTTGAGTTAATGGCGTTAGCCATATTTAAATTCTTTCCGAACATTAAAACCGTGCGTGGGGGCTTATTATTTGTAGTCTCAAATGAACTAGTGAAGGACAGGTATACCACATTCGATCAGACACATCTTTGGGAGAAGTGGTTAGGCGGCTACTCGAAGATGGAAGCCGCATTTGAGAACGATATCTGGAACCCTAACCCATCAGGGCTATGTCGTGCTCATTGCATAGTTTTAGAGTGTGAACATAACGGGAGAAGTTAATGCCTTACAAGGACAAGAAAGATAGAAAGAAACAAAAGAACAAACCAGTAGGCAGTAAAGCGTTTACAGCACGTATGGAACGACAACGTGCACGTCAGAAGATGGACGCTAAAGCTAAGAAAAACGGGGGTGATAAGAACAATAACGGTAAAGCCGATAAGCGGGAAGGTAAAGATATTTCTCACAATAAGCCTCTAAGTAAAGGAGGCAAAAACAAAGATGGTGTACGAATAGAAAGTAGGAGTAAAAACCGCAGTCGTAATTACAAAAAGAAAAAATAATTCGTCAGACGCTTAACTCGATGCGTCTTTAAACAACGTAGGGGGGGCTGGATCTCTACCCCACCGAACACCCTACAAAAATCGAGCTAGTCCAACCTTTCGCTAGCGGTATCATTCCCGCTTCTAAAGGGGTGAAAGAGTAGATCATGCCAGACCTAGCCCTATCTGGGGACGAAGCAGGGCTAACACGTTTACACGTTGCGAAATAAGAGAAAGAGTATGAAGATCGTTGACAATAAGGCGGTGTTGCTCCGACTGCGACACCCAGCAAAAGTAACAACTGTCATCCCAAAAAGCCAAGAGCTATCCGACAACCAAGTCATTGTTAAGTGGGGCATTGATGAAGCCCATGTGCTAAAAAACCTTAACATTAAAATACCTTCTCCGATTGAGGGTAAATACACATGGACAGGTAAGCACGCCCCGTTCGACCATCAGAAGACTACTGCCTCATTCCTTACGATGCATAAACGTGCTTTCTGCTTCAACGAACAAGGTACAGGTAAAACCGCTAGTGCTATATGGGCATCCGATTATTTAATGGATGTGGGTGCTATACGTAGAGTGCTTGTTATATGTCCCCTATCGATAATGGATTCAGCGTGGCGAAATGACCTGTTTACATTTGCTATGCACCGTAAAGTAGGTGTGGCATACGGATCTAAAGAAAAACGAGCAGAAATAATTAAGAGTGACGCTGACTACGTGATCATAAACTATGACGGCGTGAACATCGTGGAAGATGCCATAGCAGAGGGTGGGTTTGATCTGATTATTGTTGACGAAGCAACGCACTATAAAAACACACAAACTAAACGCTGGAAAACACTTAAACGATTGACCGTAAATGATCCGTGGCTATGGATGATGACCGGAACACCCGCCGCACAAAGTCCTCTAGATGCTTTTGGGCTAGCAAGATTAGTAAACCCAACTGCTGTACCTAGATTTGCAGGGGCATTCCGAGACAGGGTTATGACAAAAGTAACCAACTTTAGATGGGTTCCAAAACCGGACGCAACCGAAACCGTGTACCAAGTACTGCAACCCGCTATTCGTTATACCAAGGATGAATGTTTGGATCTCCCACCAATGATTTATGTAAAACGTGGAGTAGAGCTAACGAGGCAACAAAATAAATACTATAAGTTGTTAAGAGATAAGTTAGTAATGGATGCTGCTGGGGAACAAGTTAGTGCGGCTAACGCTGCCGTTGCTATGAATAAACTACTGCAAATATCTTGCGGTGCGGTCTATACCGACGCTGGAGACACGTTAGAGTTTGATATCTCCCACCGATACAAAGTCCTACGCGAAGTCATAGACGAATCAAGTAAAAAGGTATTGGTTTTTGTACCGTTTAAGCACGTTATCGACTTACTTGTGGATAAACTGGAAGAAGAGGGGATATCTACGGACATTATACGGGGCGATGTCAGTGCTCCTAAACGAACTGAGATTTTTAAACGGTTTCAAAACAGCGATGACCCCAAAGTGTTAGTTATTCAGCCGCAAGCTGCTGCACATGGAGTAACACTAACCGCCGCTAATACAGTTGTTTGGTGGGGGCCAACTAGTTCTCTGGAAACCTATGCTCAAGCCAATGCACGTGTACACAGGTCAGGACAAGATCACAAATGTACTGTCGTACAACTGCAAGGATCAGCCATAGAAAAACGTGTTTATGCTATGTTGGACAACAAAATCAACGTACATACAAAAATGATAGATTTATACAACGATATACTTGCGTAAGCCACAATAATGCATTATAGTTTGTCGTTCGATAAGTAGAGGAGATCGAAATGAGTAACACCGCTGTAGAAGATGAACCCCTTCCAGAAGTTTCTTTGGAAAAATTAGTCAAAACATACGTCAAGATCCGTGAACGTCGTAGTGAGATTAAAAAGAACTACGAGGCAGAGGACTCTACGCTTGTCGAAAGTCTTGATGCAGTTAAAGCGGCACTACTGGAACACTGTAAAGATCATGGTGTTGATAGTGTCAGGACTTCAGAGGGTTTATTTTACCGAACGGTTAAACAGACTTATTGGACTAACGATTGGGATCAAATGCACGCGTTTATTTTAGAGCATAGAGAGCCTTCGTTACTGGATAAGCGGATTAACCAAAAACACATGCGCGAGTTCTTGGAGGAGAATCCTGATTTATTACCAAAAGGGCTTAACTCTAACTCTACGTACAATATTTCAGTAAGGAAGAAATAATCATGGCAACTGAGTTTGTTAATGTTAAAGGCGTAGCCGATCACTTTAAGGTGTCTGAAAGGCTAATCCGTACATGGGTAAACCAAGGCAAAATCCCTAAAAATACCTATGTGCATATCCAACAAACCTACAGGTTTGACCTTGCGGCAGTTGAAGCTGCGCTCTTGGCAGACCAAGGTGGAGAGGAGCCGTGGGGTACGACTGTGGGGACTACTAGTGACCCTGACATTATTGAAAAACTGTCATCTCTCCCGAACGATGATGGAGAGGGCAGAGTGTTGACGGAAGACAACATCGGTACGTGGGGTGACGTAAGCCCCGAATCAGACGGGATTCCTGATCTAGATACTGATCTATGAATAGAATTAGTATTCGGGAAAAGACCTTTAACGGCGTACCCAATGGACATGAACTAAACAAGTTATCAGTAGTAATAGTAGGCGTAGCCTTCGTATCACGAATCTACTACCAAGATGCTTACAGTTCCGAAACCGTTGCAAAACCGACTTGCTGGTCAGGGAATACAGAAACACCTTCGTTGGATGTACCGGAAGACCAACGCCAATCAGGGCGTTGCCTAGATTGCACCCAAAATATTAGAGGTTCAGGGAAAGGTACAGGACGGGCATGTCGGTTTGTACAACGCATAGCCATTGTTCTGGAA